ACCAATTGTGCCTCACGAATCTCCAGGGCACCGTCGGTGTAAATTGTCCCTACGGTAGGTGCATACAACTGTGGGCGTTTGTCGGTCAGCCCTAGGGGCAAAGCGTTGGTGATGCCATACCCTTGCAGGGTCGTGGGCTTCCCCGTGGTGATTTTGGAATAGTCCAGAGCGGGAATATCCCCAGCGACCAAGCTGGCCGCGCCGACGACAGTACCTTTGCTGCTGACCGTGACTTTCGTATAAGTGCCGGCCTGCACGCCACTGTCATTGAGCGTAAAAGCGATATCGGCATTCGCGGTGCCATCAAAAGACGCGCTCCCGGTGCCTGCACCGCTGATCGACAAGGTGCGGGCGTTCAGCAGTTGTTTTGCCTTCCCCGCAGCGGTCGTGCCATCCAACAGCTTGTCGATCGCGCCCTGCAGCACCTTGCGCACGCGGCTGACCGCCTTGGTGCTGGCCAGGACCTGACTACTGTCGGTGCTGTCGTCATCGCTGACGGCGTTCGGCAGGTTACCTAGGCCTACGTCTCCCTTGGTGGTCGACCGGGCGCGCAACTGAGGATAGTCACCGTTACGGGCTGCCAGATGCTGCAGCAGCGGCTCGGTAATGTATTCAGAGGGCCGGCGGTCTATGACAGCCGATGTCGTCAGATCCGCCAGGGCGATGCAGTAATGGGCGGCACCGGTGCCGTCCTGGTAGTCGGCCTTGTCGGCACCAAAGACCACGCTCCAACGTGCGACCACATCATTCAGTTGGTGCTCCAGAACGACATCGAGCCAGACAGTGGTGGGTAACGCAGGAGGACTGATCACCTGCACCTGGTTGCTGCTGACACGCACCCCTTCGACATAGGCTAGCCCCGGTTTAACCCGGTAGGTGTTGCCCAGCTGTTCTACCTCCAGTGCGGTCGTCAGGAAGCAGGCCCGACCGAAGATATCCCGATTGCTCAGGCGCTCGCGCTCGTCGATGCCTTTCAGCCGCACGGTGAAGTCGTGCTGCCAGGTACTGGCGTCGATTGTGATCCCGGTCAGGGACTGGGCGCCGTCGAACACCACCATGAAGTTGCGGGTCACGTTGTTGCCCAGCTGCTGCGGCGGGATGTTCTTGCGCTTCTGTTGGAGCGGCACATAAGCCACGGCCAGCAACACGTTTTCGGCGGTTTCAAGACCGATCCAGTTCCAATCGAAGTCGCCGATGTTGCTCCCAAGCATCAGGCTGTAAACCACCTGGTTGGGATTGACGAAGCCACGCTGGGTCACGTCGTAAGTGCCGACCAGTTGCGACACCGGCGGTTTGCCTGCGGTACGGTCCACGGGACTGTCCGGATTTAGGCCGGGGACATTGGCCAAAATAAAGCGGCTCACGACCATGCGTTGTTGCATGCCCTGTTTCTGGGCGATCAGGCTCTCACCTGCAAGGGTAATACTGGCTCCCATGAGGGCTCCTACAGACTGGCGATCAGTGTTTGCTGGTCGTCGTTGAAGTCCACCGCGACGACGCGCAGCGATATAGGGGTAACGGTCACGAAGTCATAGCGCCGACAGGTACGGCCGTATTGCTGGATCAACACCCGCAACAGTTCGGGGTTCTCCGACAGTTGGGAGTCGGACAGGCGAAGCAACACCACATCCCAGTCCCGATTGGGCATACGCTCATCAATCTCGACATAGCCGACGCCCAGGCGCTGCAGGATGCGTTTTAGGCCGGCGGTGCTGCCGGCATCGACCGCGTTGATGAACGCGAACTTGACCCGCAAGCGATACAGACTCTCGGGCTCATCCTTGAACCGGCTGATATCGCGCTGCCAAGCCAGTAGATCGAGCACCGTTACGTGACAGGTTTCTGCATCCATCTGCTGCAGCGGCCAGGTCAGCCAGCCTTCGACTTTCTCCCACCAGGACTGGCAGGCGGCTTTCAACTTGGTCAACTGCGGCCCATCCAGCCAGAACGGCAAATTGAGCTTGATCATGGCAACACCACCTGCAGGCTGCTGATCCTGGGAATGGTCAGCTCCGACACAATGTCGGCATTGTCGAAGTGCAGCGACTCGATGCCGGCGAACTGCTGGTGCAACTCCTCCCCCAGGCGGCTGAAGGAGAAGCGCGACTGTGGGTAGGTCAGGCTTGGCTTGTAATCCCCGGCAGTGCTCTCGCGGAAGGCCGTGCGGATGAACAGGGCCACGTCTGAACGCAGCGCCTCGCGCTTTTCTGCGGTCAGAATCGAGCGCGGCCAGACGGTGACACGCAGTTCATGCAGCGTGTGTGGCATGACCAGGACCAGCAGGTCATCGCCATGGCCATGGTTGCCCTGGTCACGGATATGCGCGTTGATCTCGGCCAGATAGGTCGCCGCCGGCGCGTCGGCGTCAAACAGCACATAGGCATTGGCACTGCCCGGGCCACGCGGGGCCCCATGCAGGAAGTACACACCGTCCGGCCGCACGCCCGGGAAGGCGGCGATCATGCCCCGGTAGACGGCATCGGTATGCCACTGGTTGACCGCCGAAAATTGGTTGCGCACGCGCAAACGCAGCTGATCGTCGGGCTCAGGATCTGCACCAGGTGCAATCAACCAGCCGTCATCGTTGACCACCTGGGCAATCCCAGGTACGGGCACCGGCAAAATCGCGTAGTACCCCGGGGCCAGATTGAAGCCGCTACCCTCCTCGATCGCCTCGACGGGGATCTCCAACTGCAGCTGTCCGTCCGCAAAGGTGGCGGCCATGCTGGTCAACAGCTGGTAGGTGCGGCCGTTGATTGCGGCAGACTGCACGATAATGCCGGCAGGCAGCACCAGGACACCGGCGGTAGCCGTCCGGGTGAACAGCAACGCACCTTTGGCCTTGGTCGCCCCTTTGCGCTCGACGTTCACCGCCCAGGCCAGCATGTCCAACCACTTTTTACTGGCGGTCTTGACGAAGAAGTTGGGCAGAATCGTGTCGCTGACAAAGCCCAGCAACCACATGACCGGCTTGGTCACCAACGCGGTGACCACCCGCCAGAACGGCGAATAGGCGCTGGTGTTGCTCAGTTTGCTGCCCTGGGCCGCCACTTCCAGCTCCCAGGCCTTGCGCAGTGCATCCTCGGTGGTGGGAATGCCGGAATCAGCCAGCGCCTGCTTAAAATCCACAGTGCTCACAGAACCACCTCGATATCGCCGAACTTCAAGGTTTTCGCCGTGACTAGGTATTGCCCGGGCGCGGTCTGGCGAATCAAGGCGGTGCCGGGCACCAGGCGCTCGTCGGCCTCCACCAGCAGCTCCAGTTGCTGAATGCAGTCACGCTGACGCAATGAGCTGCGCTCAGCGACCAGTGTCACCAGCAGCCCGCTTTCACGGATCATGTGCGCGATGTCCTGGGCGATGCTGGCCCGGTCCTCGATCAGCAGCGGCTGACGGGACGGGTCCAGCACCAGGTCGTTGTCGACGATCAACAGATCGATGTACTCGCTCATCCCCCCACCGCCATGCTCATCATGTTTTCCAGCTCCAGGGGGCTCATGGGCTTGGCGGTGTGAATGTTCAGGTTCTCCACATGGGTGCCCTTGTTTTGGGTTTGGTTATTGTTCTGAATGCTGCTCAGCAGCCCGCCCCGGGGCACGGCGTTGGGCCGCTCGGGTGAAAGGTTGGTAATCGAACGATTGACGCGCTGCTGCGTTTGTTCAGCCTGTTCGATAGGTGTCGGGGCCATGGCCAACGCCGGCGGTTGCAGCGGGACTTCCAGCGCCTTGGGCGGCGTCATTGCCGGCGCGGGAGCCAGTGGCGCAGCAGTCATCATCAGCGGGGGCTGTACGCTCATCAGCTGTTGGGTGCTGACCAGTGGCGGCACCTGTGGGGTGTCCACCTTTGGCGCGGCGATGTTAGGCAGCTCCGGCGTCTGGGGCAGGTCGCTGAAAATCGCATCGATCTGGACGCCCGGGATCTTGTTCATCATCTCGACCAGGCCATTGATAGCCCGCTTGAAGATGTTGACGATGCCGTCCCAGGCAGCCTGGGCCATGCCGCCCCAGCCGCCCATGGAGTTGAACCACTCCGACAGTGCGTTGAGCTGGTCGCTGACCCACTTGAAGGCCTCGCTGTTCATGAGCGCCGTGGTCCATTCGTCCCAGTACACAACAGCGGCGATCACGGCCGCGACCAGGGCGACAATCGCAATCACAATCCACACGATCGGGTTGGCCAGCAACGCGGCGTTGACCAGCCAGATCACGCCCTGCCAGATCAACATCGCGGTCCTGACCAGGCCCATCCAGGTGTACATCAGGGCCAGGCCGGCCACAAAAGCGATGATCATCACCGTGTGGTAAATGAACATGAAGATGCTGCGGTAACCACTCCACGTCAGCAGGTTCCAGACGGTCACCATGCCCAACCAAGTGAGCTTTGAGACTCCCACGACGAAGGTCAGCAGCGACAGGCTGGCTATGATCGCGAGAATGGCCAGCGTGGTGAGGCCGATCACGCGGGTGATGTTGGGAAATAGCTTGGTCCAGCGCATCAGCACCTTGCCGATGTCCACCAGCTTTTGCATGAAGGGGGCAACGGTTGGTATCAGCACCTGGCCGAACAACGTCCGCATGTTCTGGACCAAGGATGTCCACTGCTGCCAAGGGTCGACCATGGCCTGAGCCATCTGCTCGGCGTTCTCAAGCCCGCGGACGTTGCCCAATTGCTCCATGCCGTTTTTCAGGCGATCGGTATCGGCCATTAAGCTGCTGATCAGGCGCGCCGCTTCACCGCCAAAGGCATCGCGCAGCTTATTGCCATTGGCCTCGATCGAGAGGTCACCGAACTTGCCTTTCAGCTTGTCCAGGATGTCGAGCATCGGCAGCAACTTGCCCTGCTGGTCGACGAACTTCATCCCCAGCTTTCCAGAGGCATTGCTGATGTTCTCGAAAAACGCCTTGTACAGGCCGCCCGCCTCGCCACCATCCATGGTGCTGCCCAAGGTGCCAAGGACGGCCATTTGCTCGGACAGGCTGACGCCTGCCGTGCTGGCCAGCCCGCCGGCGGCCTTGAAGGCTTCGCCAATCTGATCGCCACTGGTGCGGAACAGCTTCACCACTGTCGCGGTTTGGCCGGTCAGCCGCTCTACCCAGGTGTCCTTACCTATGGCATCGGCCTGGCTCTTGAACAGGTTGTACATGGTGCCGACGTAGTTACCCATGGTATTGGCGTCGGACTTGGTAGCCTTGGCCAGCAGGTTGCTGGCGTTGGTGAACGTGGCCAACTGATCGCCGGTCAGCCCCTTGATGGCGCCCTCAATGCTGTACGCCGAGGCGACAAAATCCTTGGCGTTCTCGCCATAGGCCACGGAAAAGTCCATGGACTTGCGCAATAGCGCATCCAGCGCGTCTTCGGCCACACCGAGGGAACGAACCTCGCCCAGGGCCCGGTTCATCTCCAGGGCCGGTTCCAGGGACCGGGAAATGCCTTCTGCGGCGCCGATCATCCCGCCCAGGCCTAGGCCCATTTGAGTGATGCTCTTCTGGCTCTTTTCAGCCAGGTCTGAGAAGCCCATTTTGACCTTGCCCAGTGGGGCGGTGACCTTATCGGTCAGGCTCAAAATAAAGGCCAGGCTCGCGCTACGATCCGCCATCTGTCTACCCGTTCAGTGCATGGGCGATGCCGTTGGCTACGGCGATCTCCATGCGTCTCCAGTGTTCGTCTTCCAACCACTTGGCCGTGCCCATGACTTCGGGCGTGGGCTCGGCCCCGGGCAGCCAGCGGCTGGCCAGGGCCATCAACTGCCCCAGCCCGTCGTCGGTCAGTCGTTCGGCGTGGTCGAGGGCTTTTTTACGATGATTTCAACGTCCGGCGAGTACTCCTCGAGGAGCGTGCCGGCCAGCTGCATCACCATCACCGGGTTGGCCAGCAGCGGTTTCAGCTCGGCGCGCTGTTCCTGCTTGACGGTGCTGGTCAGCAGGTTGTTCGCCGGCGCGACCTTGTTGCTCGGGGTCATGGCGTTGAAATACTTGGTCACATCCTGCGGGGTCAGGGTGAAGGTGAATTCTTTTTCGCCCAGCTGCAGGGTGATTTCGCGTTGTTCAGTCATGGTTGCGGATCCGTTGGTTCAGGGTTTTAAAGTGGGTGTCGAGTTGAGCCCGCAAGCTGTGCTCCAGCTTGTCCATGGCCCGCTCGATGTCGTTGTGTTTCGGGTAGTTCTGGGCGATCTCCACGCGCAGCTCCAGGTGCTCGCGACGGGACTCACTGACCTGACGGAACAGGAAGGCCTGGAAGCCGATCACGGCGGTCAACAGCAGTTCGGGCAGCAAGGCCATCAGTCTCTCCAGCATTTCCATATCAGGCTCTCCAGGTGCCACGGCCGCCGATGCGGACGGCTTGCCACATCAGCCAGGCCAATGTGGTGCTCATGCCCTCTTCACGCAGGGCGTCGTATAAAATGCGGTCGGCCTCGGCCTTGGTGAATCGGTGGGCTTCGTGGGTGTAGATCCGGTCGTGGACCACCGAAGGCCTACGGGCGGCGGGCTCCTCCCGATCGATCAGCCAGCGCGCCAGACGCGGCACGCTGGCCAGGTCCGACAAATAGCCGATCGGCACCTGGATACGGCGACCGTCCAAGGTCACGTACTGCAGTGGCCGGACCACCTGCCACCGCGTGTGGCCCGGTCGGTGACGCAGCTCAAGGTCACTTTCAAAGGGCATCGGCGGCGCACTCCACCCGGATTTTGTTCGGCGCCGTGTCGGCGGCGATCTGCTGACGCAGCACGGCCCGGGCTGGCATCGGTGCCTTGCAGTAGGTGCCCACCAGCGTGGCAGCGCTCTGCGCAACGACACGGTGGGCATCCGTGAAGGCGCACCCCACCAGGGCGACACCGACGAACAGAACAGCGATAAACAGGCGATTCATCAGTAGCTCCAGATCATTGGGCTGGGCAGACGGCCGCCCGCCGGCGCTGTGCCCAGGTGAAGAAAACGGGCGTTGCCACGCTGGCTGACGCCGATGCGGGTGAACCCCAGGTTCAAGGCTCGCTGCAGCAGCTCCAGGGCCTCGGCACCACGGATCCGCACGTCAACGGCTTGCCCCAGGCTGTGTTCACCTGGTTCGGCCTTCTTCGCCTCCTCCGGATGCCGGCGGCAGCGGAAAGCGCTGCTCAAGGCCATAGGCTTGTTGAACTGCTCGCGCAGCTGCTGCAGGCGATCCATGAACGCGGGATCCATCTCGCTGCCGTCGCTGTTGCATTTGCCGCACTTGCAGCGCAGCTCGGCGGCGGAAAAGTTCTTCCAGGTGCGAACGGTCATCGGCGTTGTCCTTGCTCGAAAAGGGATTGGCACGGGGTGCAGCGGATCATCCCGCCCAGTGCTTGGCGCATCTCCGGAATCGGCTTGTCGCACTCCAGGCAGTGGGTTCGGCTTGGCCCGGTCGGACGCGGCGCAGCGAGCTGGGCAGCAATCGCCTGGTCACGCTGACGTTGCTCCAGGGCCTGGGCGCGGTCGAACGGACAAACCATCAGCTCAGGCCCTCGATCTCGGCAGCGTCGAGATACGGCACGCCGTTGATGCGGATAAAGTCCGGGCTGGTGACTTCGAACGGCACCTTGTGCTTGCTCTTCTCGCCGCCCTTGGGATCGATGCTCAGCAGGCTGGACACCTTCAACTTGCAACCGAAGGCCTCGATACGCAGTTCCTCTTCACCAGCTTTGGCGAAGAACACAGCGTCGAATGGCTCCAGCTTGCGAAAGCTGCCGGCGTTACGAGCCGCTTCGATCAGCAGGTTGAAGTTCGTGGTGTCCAACTCAAAGTCGCCGCTGGCCGAGACATCGCCGTCGACGTGGCCATTGGGCACGCCTCGGGTCTTGGCCACCGCCGAGTTGTCAGTTACATCCAGGGTGCAGCTTTCAACGTGTACAGCCAGGTCGCCCAGGTTCACGTCGAAGTTCTTGCCGCCAATACGGGACATGCGGGGTTACTCCTAAGCGTCGGTGGAAAGATCCAGGGCGATGTTCGCCGTGAGGTCTTTCGGGCAGTTGAGGGGCCGGAGCTTGATGTAGGCCTCTACGGCGGTTTTGCTCTTCCAAACCAGCACGATGTCGCCGTCCTTCGGCGACTCGATCTCACCCGGGAATACCTCGCCGGCGAACTTCACCGACTTGGCCATACGGCGCAGGGGGGCCATCAGCGCGTTGATGTTCACGGCCATGCTGTTGGGGGTGTTGTTCAGGCGCCGATCGGCGACACGGCGGATCAGCAGCGGGCGAATCAGGCGCGAGGCCTTGTCCGCCAGGCGCAGGTATTCAATGACCAGGTAATCGCTGCCCGGGGTGTCCAGCATGTTGCCGTCCCCCCAGTAAACGCCCGGGTAGTCGGCATAGGTCTGCGAGACGGAAAAGCGGGCCTTGTCCAACTCGGCGCGGATCGAGGACGGCAGCGGGATGCCCTCCTTGTCCACCGGCACCGGCCCCAGCCCGAGTACCGCACCGGAGGCTACGCGCATGGGGCTATCAGCCACGCTGACGGCAGCATTGGCCAGCCGGCCAGCCAGGACGCCCAGGTCATTGCCGTGCAGTTGTGGCACCACCAGCACGCGCGGGGCAGCAAGGTCGGCGGTGATCGACTTCTGATCCACCAGGTACTCCGCCCAGGTCTGCAGCGGTGTCGGGCTGGCTGTCGCGGCCATGACGAATACGCGGCGGCCGTAGACGTTGTTCAGTTCAATCGCGGCGTCATGCATGGCCGACAGTTCGTCAGCCTTGAGCACGGGCTTGGTGATCACCACGGCCTCGACAGAGAAACCCTGCTGCTGGGAGGTTTCCAACGCCGTGCGCCAGTCACCTTCGGCACCGATCGGCGCTGCCAAAGCGGCCCAGCGGTCACCGCCGTTGAGGCGAGCGGCGGTGATCTGGGTTTTCAGATCACTGGCCGGGATGCCCAATTGCGCCTCCAGGTCGCTGTCGGTGTTGAGGGGAATCAATTTGCCGGTGTTCTTCGGACCGGGGCCGATGAATAGGAAATAGCGCTCGATCTCGGTCACGGCGCCCTGGCCGAGGTTGAGATTGTTAACGCTGACTTTGCCAAGTGCCATGCAGTGCCTCGTTAGCGGGGTGAATTAAGGATTTGTTGCAGCACCTGGCTCACCAGTGCAGTGGTGTCACGGTCGCTGCTGACACCGATGAACTGGCGTTTGGGCAAGGTGATATCCCAGCTCTGTGCGCCGGTGGTTTCGGTCTTTTCGTCTTGCAGAATGCGGATCAACAGGCCGGCCTTGGCGTAGTTGACGTGTTCCTTGATCCAGGCCACAGCCGGCCGGGCCAGGGTCTTACGGCCTTTCTGGCGGACCTTGAATCCCAGGCGGCGCAGGCGCTTGGCCTGCTTGTCCGTGGCCGCCAATCCTTGGGGAACGCGGTTCCAGCGGCGCATCTGCGCGGCCGTGCGGCGCTCGCTCACACCGTTGTGCTGCTGGGCAGCCACCCACCGGGTCAGCGCGTTGCGCCAGCCCAGTTCGGCTTCATCAGCACTGACGCGGGTGACCTCCATCAGCTTGGCCAGGCCGGCTTCCATCCGTTTTTTGCCCTTGGCCTCGGTCTTGCGTGGAGCAAACGGCGAGCCGTCCAGATTCTGCTGGTCACGCACTCGCTTACGGCTCATGGTCCGCACTCGCTTGGAGACGTTGTTCAACAGCCGCCGGCGCAACTGCGGGGGCAAACTCAGCAACGCCAGTTGCTCACGCACTCCCAGATAGCCCCGGGCATCCAGCTCCAGGGTGCTACGCGCCATGGCCGGCCACCTCACCGTGCTCGGCGATCCAGAGGTCGAACGGCACGAAGGCCCAGGTCTTGCCAAAGGCGGGGATCTCGCCGGCGGGATCCTCGGCCAGGTATTGGGGCTCGACGAACTCCAGGGTCAGTTCCACTTCGAACAAATCGTTGTCATCGGGCTCTACCCGAAAGTTGGGCAACGGCAGGTCGTGGCGGTGACGGTCGGGGTCGTGGTTCTCCAGCCAACTGCCCACCAGGGCCATCAGGCGTGCCGGGTGATCGGTGAACCGCTCCATC